GTTTTAACAGTTGCTCGTTTAGCATAATATCAAAGTCTAACTTGTTTACATCAAGAGCTTCTTTAAACTCTGGATACTTATTCTTCCACAAGTAGAGAGTACGTTCCGTTATACCAATCTTCTCCGCAATCTGTATATCCGTATAACCTATACGGCACCAGTTACCGACCACTTCCAAACCTTCGGGAGTAATCCATTGTTTGTAGACGCCACCGTTATTTGCATTGCCAGCCATATTAAGTTCTGTAATAAATCTCGCCGTTTGAATAAGTTTGGTTGGTAATCATCAAACGTAAGAAATCATCTCTGCTAAAATCAGACAATCTGAATATTTCCTCCTTCTTCATTCCTAGTTGTTTACTTATTTCCTCAATCGTTTTGCCATTATCTAATAATCGTTTGACAATCGCTTTCATCGGCTCAAGTAAGTGTGTACCTCTAGCCCGGTTATGTGTGATTGTACCGTAGACATCACCATCTGAATCTTCGTGATCCACCATGACAACTGGAACTTTATTTCCAAGCAGTTTATTCAGTGGGTCTCGCCCAGCTACCGTCCAACGGTGGAACCCATCAATAATCGTATAGTCGGGTCTCACCACAATTGGTAGTGTCCACCCGTTCGTCATAATAGATTGTGTTAGTAGTTCCAGATTCTGCTCATTAACCACGTTAGGGTTATAATCGTTAGGTTTTACTTCATCTCGGTCAACCCATTCTAGGGTCGATAGTGGTCTCATTATTTCCATCCTGTTATTTCCTCCTCAGTTCCCAATACATTTCGTCTCTCCTCAGTTGCAATCGCCCCTAATGACCGCAGAACCCTTTGTTTCGGGTCTCCAGCTACTAGAGCCTCGTACATCATCTTATAGACTTTATCCGACATATTACCTATGTTACGCATATACCACCTTTTGTATGATATAGCTACTTTACGGGCAGTTGGAGTTGTGAAGTAAGTATCCATATTATCAAACATATTAATAAGCTCAGCATGATAATCTTTCTCCTCCACCTTGTCTTTTTCAGAATTTTTTCTGCCCTTAGAGCTTCTTCGGAACATTTCAGTATCCCAATACATCATCGCTAGATAGGCGTTAGGTTCTCGTTTTGTTATACGCTCCATCAATGTCGGGTCATACTCAGCTAAAGATACAAGTGATTGAGCTGTATCAATTGAGAAGAATTGGCTTAGTCTCATCTTATTACGAGCCGTACCAATTTGATACAAGTTCATATAAGTCATTGGAAAGTCTAGCTTCTCATTTTTGATATACAACCAAATATCACTATCCGCCCAATCGTATATAATGGACACTTTAGCGTCTCCTGTTGTATGGTCTCCATCTCGTGTAAACATGGCACTGATACCTTGACGTCGTTGGTAACTCTCAGCTACTCGAACCCCTGTTAGGCTCAACCCGTCGCTACAATACTTCGTCAAGAAGTCTTGATAGGTTTCCTGTCTAGGTTTAAGTAGTGGATGTTGTGTCACAGCATACTCTGGCATAGGTCGAACCCATGTGTCCTTAGCATATCTATCCCACATAATAAATGATTCATCGTTAGATAACTGATTGAAACAATTAAAGTGTTTCGCTTCAATACAGAACCACGTAAACTTGGCTCCAACTTTCATAAACTTATCTCGCCAATCTTCTACGATACGAATAACTTCATCGTGCATGGCTTCTTCATCCACAAACACAACTTCTAACAATCGTGGACTAATATTACCTTTTAGTATTTCCTTATAGACTAAATCACAAAGTACAATACTATCCTTTCCCCCGCTGATACTCAGATAGATTGGTACTCCGTTTGAGAATGTATTTTGCACTCGCCTTTTAGCTAGCGTTAGTACATCCACGTCTAACTGTTTGGTGATTATAGCCATATTGGACCTTGACAGTGAGGGCAGAGCATAGCGGGTTCACCCTTCTCCTCAGTTTGTTTCATAACTTCTTCTTTCTCACGATTTGCTTTCTCAGCTTCCTGATAGTGGTTCACATTCGGGTTAGCTTTACGTTCTGACGCTTTATTTAACTTGTCTCGTGTATCAGATTGAATTAAACCATAATCTGTAAAGTCTTCATTCACCGTCTCAGCGTCTCCAACTAATCGCTTGAGTGATTCTTCATCGAACCCCGGTACATCAAAGTCTCCAACTTCCTCCAAAGCCTTGAATAACATATCTGAATCTGTCAACCCTAACTCAAAGATTTGATTATCCGCAATCATTAGCTTTTTCTTATCTCCATCAGATAACTCAGTGTATCGCACACAATCCGCTTCTTCGATACCCATCTCCGACAACGCCATGACCATACCATTACCCGCTAGTACCACGTTATTTTCATCAATCACGACGGGTCTAAATTGACCGAACATCTCCAACGAACGTGTAAACTCCGCAATCTGCTTAGCCGTATGTCGTCTGATGTTATCCTCTACTGGTGTCAATTCATTAATATTAATCTTTTCTATTTTCATAAATCTCTCGTGCCTCCTCAAAATATTTACTTGCTCGTTCTAACTGTAATAAATCATAATCTGCTACTTGCTCCCAATTTTGCATTTGAGCTAGTATAGAATACTGACCAGAAAGGATAAACCCGTCTGGCAACAAATAATAATCTGGTAACTCTATTCCTTTAAGGTATAAATAACCAAATATATCTTCTTGGCTCCAATCTTTGATTGGGAAGTATTGTAGTACATCCTTACCTTTATGACGATATAACTTATCTCGAACCGTATTTTCTTCAGTGCGTCTACCCATAACCAACATATCATACTTTTTGGCTTCAGTGAGTAGTGCACGTTGATGTCCTCTAGACCACATTTTAGATTTCGTCTTTCTGTCTTTGGCAAATAAGTATTGTGTATTCACACTCAAATCAGCCCAATCAAACCCAGCATCCACTTCATAGTCACACTCTGGTTGAACCCCAGTCGGGGTCATACCGTATCTAGCATGAACCCTCACAGCGTCCACATCAGCGTCTTTAAATAGTTCGCTGACACATATACTATCTTTCCCACCAGAAGTGGCTATCATGATTTTCTTATCTCCACAAACAGACTGAATATCTTTCTTAGTTTTCTCTATCAAATCATAAAGCTGAGCCCTATCAACATACTTAAATGGATTACGATACATATCCAGAAACTCATCATTTGATGTATTAAACTTCCCTCGTCTTGCCATTAATCAACACCACACTCCCACTCACTAATAAAGCCAACAGCGACCCAGCGACTTTAAATCTCCAATCTCCATTGATTGAACCATAAATAAACGTTGGAACGCCTGTTATCATTGACCCTATTATACCATAAAAGACACCCTTTTCACGAACACCATCTAACATAAAAGTCATAACAGTTGGCAACATCGTTGTCGCTCTAATCGTACCGTAGATTAAGAATAATTGTGGGACGGTAACCCCGCTATTGGCAACTACTATTGCTCCAATAACCAAGACCCCCATCGCCCATCTACTTTTACCGACCGTATAATTTGGGATAACATCCGACGCTAGACCAGCGATAGAACTCGCATTTGAATCGACGGTACTCATCAGACCCCCAACAATCATAAACAGAAACGGTGCTACGACCCAACTAGGCAGATAGGCTTGAATAAATTCCAAGTTCACTCGACCGACAACATTCGGCTCAAACCCAGCTCCAGCCGCCATGAACCCAACTAGACCTAACATCAAAGGCACAATCGCAAAGAACAACGCCCCTAAACCAAACGCCTTCCCAACACGTCCTGATTTAATTGAGCCCGCCAGTTGCCAGAAGTTCTGGTCTCCAAATGTACCACTCAATAAACCAATCGTCGAACTCAGACCAAATGTAAGAAACACGTCTCGGTCTAAAATCGACCCATTTAAGCCCGTTATACCTCCGAACCCATTACTAATCGTCTGCCAACCTAAAGTCTCTCCTAGACCCCAAACTACTCCGATACTCACCACTAACATGACTACCATATTAAATGCGTCCGACATAATCGAAGCTTTAATTCCAGACCACTGACTATAAGCTAAAGCCACCAGACCAATGACCACCGTCAACCAGTGATAAGGCAATCCCGTCAGCTCAGCTAGAATACCAGCCCCAGCGATAATCTGCACACCCGTAGATAATATCGAGACCACACTCATTTGTAAGTTGTACAATCGCTTGACCCTCTCCGACTGATGACGCTCACCCATCCAACTAGGCAAAGTAAAGTTATCGCCCAATTCCTGATTAAGTCGTTTCGCAAACGGAATGAATATCAACAGCGTCAAAATATTCGGTACGAAAAACCAAAAGAACCCCGCCATCCCAAGTGAATAAGCATTCTCACTTGAGACAAATAAAGCTGGAGCCCATATCCACGTTGCACCAATCGACAACGCACCCAACAATCCTGAGACGTTTCGTCCGCCTAGAATCATATCCTTCAAACTATCTGCTTTCGACGTGAACGTAAAAATGAACACGCTCATGACCAAAATATAAAATATTAAAACACCCACACATTTCCCTCATTCCTTAAAAAAGACCTGAAAACTCTGTTACTAATAACATTAATGTTCATTAATACCAAGAATCCCGTCGTATAAACGTTCACACTAATTATTATTAATATTAGCATT